AGATTGGAGAGCCCGTGTTGGACAAGAAGAGGCGAATCGTATTTCTCGTGTTTCAACAACCAGAGGTACTAAATTTCACGACTTAGTTGAGAAGTATCTTCTCAATTTGGATGTCAAATCTCAGAACCCACTTCCTTCTACGATGGCATTGTTCCTCGCGGCAAAGGATTCTCTGGACAAGATAAATAATATACATGCACTTGAAAAGTCACTCTATAGTGACTATTTTGGCATTGCTGGGAGAGTCGATTGCATTGCGGAGTACGACGGAGAACTTTCGGTAATCGACTTTAAGACTTCCAAAAAAATTAAACCTGAAAAATGGATTGAACAATATTTTGTTCAAGAAACTGCATATGCCTGTATGTACTATGAAATGACAGGCGAAATCGTGAAAAAACTTGTCACCATTATGGTGGCTGAAAATGGAGACTGTGTTGTTTATGAAAAACGAAACAAAGGTGACTATATTAAACTTCTTACCAGGTATATTAAAGAATTCGTCACTTATAAACTCGGAGAGTATGGAGAAAGACGTTAACGACCTACTCAAGGAGAAGTTCTTGTGCCAATCTAAGTTTAGTCAGGACATTGAAGTCCTTGTTCTGAACTCAGACTTGAATTATATTGAGGCAATAGTAAGTTACTGCGAAGAAAACAATATTGAATTGGATTCTGTTTCTAAACTTATTTCTAAACCCCTCAAGGAAAAGTTAAAGAATGAGGCAATGGAACTTAATTTCTTGAAGAAAAGTTCTAGAGCAAAACTACCATTGTAATATGGAATGACGCCCTTTGATGTATATAAAACCTATCTTTCGTTTAAGAATCACTTTACGAAAGATAGTTATGACTTTTTTAAGTATAAGGGAAAGACTCGGGCAAACGAGTCTACATTTAAGAAAAGAAAGGATCGATATTTTTTCGAGAGGATGTCTCGGAAGAAAACCGATCAAGAAATACATGATTACTTTGTAGCTAGTTTTAGTCAGGCAGAAGACCCAAGATCAGTCTGGATCGGTCAGATTATAGACACTGGTGACCGCCGATATTCAGAGTGGTCCGATAAAATAAAGACACTTCAGTCAATGTTTGCTACTGAGGTGTCTGTTTTCATACAGAAGTCTAGGTTTGATGAACTCTTTGCTTGTAAAAACGGTAATCATTCAGACATTCTAAAGAAACATCTTCAGAATGCCATATCAATTGAAACCATGATATTATTGGATAGTATTCTTGGTTATGCTAAAGACTACGATTCTCAACTTTTTGACCCAGTGTGGGAAACCGTAAGTTTTAAAATTAGAAAGTATAAATCCTTTCTAAATATTGACATCCAAGAATACAAAAGGATTTTAAGGGAGAGTATAGTGTGACAGATTTTTTTGATTCCCCAGTGGTTCGTGCCGCTGTAACCGAATTAAATGAACTACAAGATGAGATGGCGAGATTGATGTTCAAACATCCAGCTTCTCTGACCCCAGAGGATAGAGAGGAACATCTTCGCCTCATGAAACAACTTTTGGAAAAACAAAAACTCTTCTACTTTCGTCTAAAAATGTCCGATGACCCTAGGGCAGTCAAGATGAAGGAAGGAATCATGGAATCTGCAAAGTTCTTGGGTCTTGAAGAGGGTCAACCAGTTGAGTCTTTCTTTGATAGCCTCACTCAGGTTCTTGTGGATCTGGAAAACAGGTTGGACCAGCCTGAAAGCTGGACCGAAGAGGTTGACGAGGACGAAGACTGGCGATATAATTAAAAAGTTCAATACCACTCAATACGAACAAATACGGAGAACACATGTCATTTGCAAATCTGAAGAAACAATCCCGCTCTGGATCTCTCACCGACAAACTGATGAAGAAGGTGGAGAAACTGAACGAAAAGGGTGGGTCATCTACGGATGATCGTTTCTGGAAACCTGCCGTTGATAAGGCAGGTAACGGTTATGCCGTTATTCGTTTCCTTCCCGCTGCTGAAGGATGCGATCTCCCCTGGGTGCAACTCTGGAGTCATGCATTCCAAGGCCCTGGTGGATGGTATATCGAAAACTCTCTGACCACTATTGGTAAACAGGATCCCGTTTCCGAGCACAATCGTGTTCTTTGGAACAGTGGTCTGGATTCTGATAAAGAAATCGCTCGGAAACAAAAGCGTAAACTGTCCTATTACGCCAACATTTATGTTGTCAAGGATTCTTCGAACCCCGAGAACGAAGGTAAAGTTTTCCTCTACAAGTTTGGCAAGAAGATCTTTGATAAGATCTCTGCAGCAATGCAACCTGAGTTTGAGGATGAAGATCCCATCAATCCTTTTGATTTCTGGACTGGTGCTAACTTCAAACTGAAGATCAAGAATGTTGCTGGTTATTGGAACTATGATAGTTCCGAGTTCGCAAAACCCAGTGCTTTGCTGGAGGATGATGATGAACTCGAACAGATCTACAACAACCTGCATGATCTGAATGCCTTCATTGCTCCTGATCAGTTCAAGGATTACGATGCACTGAAGAAGCGTCTTGATGCTGTCCTTGGCAACAAACAACAACTTCGCAAACCCGTTGACGAAGAGGTTGATGATGAGGACAACGATCGTGGTGATGTTGAGGAAGAACTCGCATCAATCGCTGCATCTGCGACTCGTAAAGCTCCTGTCGTTGAGGAGACCACCGATGAGGATGAAGATGATGCGATGAGTTACTTCCAGCGTCTCGCTGAAGACTGATACCAAAATCGATCTTTGATTCCCTAAATGGTCGGAAAAAATTTCCGGCCATTTTTTTATGCCTGGGGTTCGTTGTCTTCTGACTCAGGCAACAACCCCTTTACTTCTTCTATTTCCAAACACTTTTCGAATCTATCTCTCAATTCGTTCAATTTTGTCTGTTCTTGAAATTCTTGAATATAACCATTAATTTCTTTTTCGAGTGCATTTAGTGCCATACGATATTTCATCTTAATATCAATCAATCGCACCATATCCATGTAGAATTCGGTGCCCTTGTTGATAAATTCTTCGTAGGTCATTAGATACCAGTCAAACGTGGATTATATCCTTGTTTTAGAGAGTCAGTTACATATTGGGAAGATTCTTCATATCTCATGATCTTTTTCATATCATCAATAAACACGCCTAGGTATTGATTCTTTAATATGATGATATTTTTCTTTTGTTCGTTCAGGTCAAATTCATATTTGTAGTTTGTGATTGGAGTAATTCCTGTTCCTAAAATTACTTCACCATTTTCATCAAATACGGTTCCATGAAGATCTACTGTGGCGGCAGGTGATTGTTCAACGGGAATGTTGTCGTTGAATTTTAATTCCTGATTGGTTTTTTGATCATATACTGAGATGTTGTAGTTTGAATCGACAACTAATCCGTCAGGAATTACAGTTCTCGTAAAACCATCTTCGAAAGCAGAGGTTTCGTAGTGGTGTACTTTATATAAGTTTTCTTCTTCTCCATACTTATCCAGAAGATACTTTCTGAACGTCAGATCATCCATGGGCCAATCTTGCTGGTAGTTCTGGATGTTATTCGTGATTAAAATTACCCAGTCAAGGTTTGGATCTCCATACTGACGATCTGCAATTTCATCTGGACGAAGATTGCCAGGAATGGTGAAGTATTCATAAACAGTTGCAACTGAGGCAATATCTTCCCTTAATCTAGGTCTTTTGAAGATATTTTTTACGGTTACATACTCATCATTAGAACTTCTGTCTAATTGCCTGGAGACGTAATCGAGATTTGGGAAATACCTGAAATAACTTCTTACTGCCATTTTTTAGTACCCTACATAATCGTCGTTGATTTTTCTCAAATCGCCTTTATTTGTCTGATTGCCAAAATCATCAAAAGTGGCAACTCGGTTTGCATTGACATTTTGGTTGTAATCTGTGTTGTAGATTGGTTCCAGTTCAGCAAAGTCCATTTGAACTTTGTATGATACTGGTTGACCTTTATCAAATGCCTGCCAACTACCTTGAGGTGTGTAGTCTGTTTCGAATCTTGTCAGAGCACAAGGTTTGATAATATTTACACCTGGAATGTCTCTGAAGTTTTCTGTCACATATCTAATAGTGAAAATATTTGGTGTTCCGAGGAAGAACGATGGATCTCCTGCTTCTGCACCACCAACTGCTCCAGCATCCTTCTTTGCCGCAGAAAATTCTTTAAAATAACGAATAATTTGTCTGATTCTATTCGCTTCTTGTGGACTTCTGCAGGTGAATTGGAATTGGTAATTGAACTGTCTCATTTGTGGACCACGGAACATGAGTTCCATGTTTGAGTTTGGTACAAGTCCTGCCCCTCTTGCGAGAAGGGTTTCTGGACTAATATCAAATCCATACTTGTTTAATACACCACTTAAAAGTCCCGCAGCCGCTGCACTTGCACCGCCTCCAGCACCACTTTCAGTCAATAGTTTGAGTTGCATTGCAAGATTACTTGTTCCTCCGATTAGACCTCCGATTAATGGAAGACCAGAAAGTGCAGATC